ATGAGCGAATCCGATAAGTCCATCGTTTTCGTATTTGGGACTTTGAAGGAGGGATTCCCCAACTTCGCGACAAATCGGGGCCAGCGCATTCCCGGAGAGTATCGAACGGTGCAACGGTACCCCTTGTACTTGGTTGGAGATCGTCACTCCCCGTGGATGATCGACACTCCCGGGCAAGGTGAACACATTACGGGTCAGCTGTTCATCGTCGACGGCCAAGTGCTAGCTGACATGGACAGGCTGGAGAGGATCAGCGCGGCAGATGGCTATCGACGCCGGGAGATAGACGTGACGCCAGCTCAAAGCGCAGGGGCCAACGATTTCACCCGCGCTTTTGTATACGTCAAACCGCACGATCAACTGTTGTCAGCTTTGATTCGCAAGGGCCCTCTGCCGAGCTATGAGCTCGAGCACGCTGCGCTCTATCGGCCTCGCTGACCCATGGCCGAAGAACTGGCAGATGCGCAGCAGCATATCCTTCCGCCTTCGGCGACACACGCTCCCCCTGAACACTCGAAATGCTGGCCCGCCACAAAGCAATCCTAGACCTGTCTCTGCTGTTCCTTTTTTTGCTGTCGGTCTACCCGGCGTTCTTTCTTGCCCGCGATTGCTACGCGCCGTCCCTATTTCCGAGGGTCTATATCGCCTTGGCTGGAGGGGTAATTGTGGCAACGCTGTTTGCCATACTTGATTTTCCAACATCGGACACCTCGTCCAGACGCAGAATCGGGCCGGTGGAGCAATTTGTTTTCTTTGCGCTGTACGGGGCCTTCACGACGTGGACATGGGCGACAGCACTGCCGCGTTTCACCGCAGATCGCGTGGTCAGCGCCCAAACGGAATTTACTAGGGTACGAGGGGCGAAAAGCTGCCACTGGGCGCTCCAGTTTGTCGATCCGGGCGGTGCCGGAACTATCCAGACCTGCGCATCGCTCTGGAAACTCGACGCCTTACCGGAACGCGGCACGATCAGCGTTACCGAAAAGGTCAGCACGCTTGGTGTCTATCTCGTAAAGATCGAATTCGTCTCTCCGCAGGCTCAGAACGAACGTCAATAAGCCATCCGGAGATGGTCCTCATTTGACGTGCGATATCTTTTCAGGACGAAGCTGGCAACAACGGAAAAGCAATAGGATCGAAAGGGCCACGACCAATTGCGTAAGCTGGTCGCGGCCGAAGCGGACTACCCTCCTAAGAGTCGATTGAGCATCGGTGTCGCCGCCTTCAACACCGCAGCAATTCCAAAGCAGACCTGCGCCAATACCAGTGCTTTGGCGGTCCACCCCTTCCGACACCGGTTTACTTGCAACTCCTCTTTGCTATCCTTGTCCATAGCCTCCTCTTGAACCGACAAGTGGTTGGCACCAGAAAGCCCCGGGCCGCGCCAACGACCCCGGGGCTTTCGCCTATTGGGCAAGCTGCTCTGGTGCTGATTTCACTGTAGACGAATCACCGATGATCACAAGATCGGTTGAGAGCCTGGAACGGTGCACAACCGTCGCCATACCGTTAGCGGCCGACAGCGAGTAATACGGGGCACAAACGCGCCGCAGAGCGCCGTCACTTCAGCCCATACTCCTCAAACCTAACCACCTCCTCCCCCACCCACTCATTAATCGCCAACAGCCGATCCTGCAGCGGCTTCACCTCATTCCGCGCGAACACCAGCGCAGCCTTCTCCACATCGCCAAAGCCCCCGGTGTTCGACGGAATGATCCCCATGAGCTGCGGCGGCACCCGATGCGCAGCGAGCTGGTCATCGCGCGTCACGCTCTTGATGTTCCAGAACTCATCCTTCGCCGCCACCTCGGACACGGGCAGAAGCTGAATCCCGTCCTTCTTCCCCTTCGGCGCATACATAAACACGTTGCGGAAATTGCCCGGCCCCTTCGACGACGCGATCGCGTCGCGCAGCGCCTTCACATCCTCCATCTTTTGCGCCTCGTCGGTCATGTACAGGATGAAGCCCGCGTGTGAGCCGTTCTTGTAATACTTCCGGCGGAACAGCGTCGCTGACTCGTTCAACCAGGTCGCGTTGAGCGACGACAGGTATTCCGGCAACCCATACACCTCCTGGTTGATGTCCGGCTCCTGCAGATGAAACACGGTGCCACGCGCGAACTCATGCGGCTCGCCTGCGCCCTGCACAAAGTAGTACGTCGACAGATCGACACCCCGCCGCATGTACTTGGCCATCGCAGGCGCCAGCCCCATGCTGGAGCCCGCCCAGCTCAACCGGTTCTCCAGATACGCATTGCCAAACACCTGCCAATCGAGCACAAATCGCTCGAATGCCGCGCGCGGGAACAGCGGATGCGGGATGAACGTGCTCACCAAGATGTTGCGCTTCACATAGATGGCCGAGCTGTGATGCGCAGCGGCCCGGAACGACTTCGCCAGGCCATCCCACGGCAGGGGCGGCTCGAACCACTTGCCCATCCGCATGCACTCCAGATAGTCGAGCAGTTCACGCCGGTCGAGCACCTCCATCGGGTCACCAAACGAAAAGACCTCCGGGCGGGCCGCGTGGTCGTTGAGGGGCGCGGCGGGCGTCGCGGTGCCAGTGGCGCGCCGATTCTTCTTGCGGCTCATAAGAACTCCATAAAGCTGGTATTGGTCGAGGTCGTGCCTTCGAGTGGTTCGTAGGAAAGCGCATGCATGCAGGCCCACGCCAGATCGGCATGGCTGGTTTCCTCCGAGCGTCCCGCCTGGTAGGTGACGCGTGCGCCGGAGGCAGTAACGGTTTTCTTGATCGACATGAACGACGCGGCAAAGTCCGTCCAGCCGGCATCGAACTCCAGGCGGCCCTTGCTGATGACGTCGTACGCCTTCAACACCAGGTTCGTCTTCACATCCACGGAATACGAGAAGCCATGGGCATCCGGCCTGGCCTTCGTCACGAGCTGGTAGACGGCATCGCCCACGCCCGTCCGGTCGATCCCGATGAAGGCAACGTTGTAGCGGTCGCACACGCGGAGGATGGCGTTCGCCTGCTCCTCAAAATCGATGCCCTTGAACTGGTGCTTCTCCAGCACGCGGAACTTGCCATCGGGCACCGCCGGCGGCGCCAGCACCACAATCGCAGCGCTGTCACCGGTCGGCCCGCCCCCGTTCGGGTCATACCCGAGCCACACCTCACGGCTGCCAAACGGACGCGGCGCAAACGGCCGAAAGTCCGGCCACAGCTCCCAGCTATCAACCATCCCCCGCATCAGCATCGACAGCGGGAACACAGACGCCGTGTCATCCACGAACTGGCACATCAGCAAGTTCGCGTAGTCCGGCTCGCTGTACTCCAGGCGCAGTTGATCCAGGTCGAACAGGTTGCAGCCACCGCGCAGCGCATCCTCCACCGTCACGATCTGGCGCCACTGCCCATCCGCGCAGCGCAGGCCATCGCGCAGCGCCGCATGGCTCACGTCGATCTTGACCTGCTTGTCCTTCGCCTTCCCCCGGTTGAACAGCGCGCCCGACCAGAACGGATACGCGTCATGCGCCAGGCTGGAAGGCGTCGAGAAATACGTCTGCCGCCAGTGCTTGTGGATCGCCATCCCGGAGGCGACTTTGCGCAGCTCCTGGAAGCGCGGCACCCAGAAGTACTCGTCGAAATACAGGTTGCCGTGATAGCTCTGCGCCGTGCGCGCGTTCGTGCCCAGGAAGTACAGCGTCGCGCCGTTCGGCAACACAATCGGGTCGCCCTTCAGCTCAACGCCGGCCGCGTCCTTCGCAAACTGGACCATGTACTGCTTGAACACGTGCGCCTGCGCCTTGCTGGCGGAAAGGAAGATCTGGTTGCGCCCGGTCGTCAGCGCATCGATCAGCGCCTCACGCGCGAAATACCAGGTCGCCCCAATCTGGCGTGACTTCAGGATGTTGCGAATCCGCTCCGCCTCACCCACGCGGTGCCACACCTCCTGATACCCGAACAGAGAATCGCGGAAGGCCTCCTGCAACTGCTCCTGCTCTTCGGGGCTCATCGCATTGCGCTCCGCCTTCTTGCGCGGCCCTGCGTTGCGGTTCGCCACCTTCGGGTTGAGGTCGGTCTCGTTGCCGCCGTCGCGGTACCGCTCCCGGCGCGCGATGTTGTTGAGCTGGCGATTCAGCAGGTCGATCTCTTTGAAATCGCGCCCTTCCTTCTGCTCCTTCGTCACCAGGCGCATCAAGCGCTCTTCAATCGTGAGCGCCACGCGCTCATCGGGCGTCGTATCCGACCATGCATCGCGGCGCTTCCAACTGTGCACCGTCACCGGCTTCACCTTGAGCATTTCCGCGATGCGCGCCACGCGGTAGCCCTGCCAGTAGAGCGAACGCGCCACGCGGCGCGGGTCCATTTCCGGGTCGATTGAGAGAGAAGCGATAGGCGGCAACGTAGTCATGCCGCAACGCTACCGGCCGCGCGCGCGCGTGCCACGCGCTGCCTGTTGTGGCGCGGGTTCGCACAACACCAACGCGTTGCCCGCGCGATGCACGGCGCTGAAGATGTCAGCACCAACGAACCACCGACCAACGAGGACAACATGGGCACCAAGGCCAACAGGTTCTTCCGCATCGCCACCGAAGGCGCCACCAGCGACGGCCGCGTCATTGATCGCAACATGCTCGTGCAGATGGCGAACAACTACGACCCGAAGACGTATTCCGCGCGCATCAACATGGAGCACATCCGCGGCTACTCGCCGGCCGGCCCCTTCAAGGCGTACGGCGATGTCATCGCACTGAAAGCGGAAGAGCAAGACGGCAAGATGGGCCTGTACGCGCAGCTCGACCCTACCGACGAGCTGATCGCGCTCACCAAGGCACGCCAGAAGATTTTTTCGTCGATGGAAGTGCAGCCGAGCTTCGCCGACACCAAAGAGGCCTACCTCGTCGGCCTGGCCGTCACCGACAACCCGGCAAGCCTCGGCTGTGAAGTCCTGCAGTTCAGCGCCACCGCCAAGGTCAACCCGCTCGCCGCGCGCAAGCAAGACCCCGACAACCTCTTCACCGAAGCCGTAGAAGTCGACCTTGACTTCACCCCCGAGCAGCCCAGCGCTACCGCAGGCCTGGCCGACAGCATCAAGCGCCTGTTCTCGCGCCAGACCAAAGCCGAGACCGGCAACGATGCCCGCTTCTCTGACGTGCAGGACGCCGTGCAGATCATCGCCACGCAGGTGCAGTCGCTGGGCGACCAGTTCACCGCAGGGCTCAAGACGATCAACGACCAGTTGGCCGAGTTCAAGGCCCAGGCTGACGAGCGCGACAAGGCCTTCAACACGCTCAAGCACGGGCTCGAAACCACGCCCGCCTTCAGCGCCCGGCCGCCCGCCACCGGCGGCGACGGCACCGCCGACATCAAGACCGACTGCTGACCCGGCCGACGCCGCACAACCCCGACCAACACCCGGAGCACCCCATGCGCAATGAAACCCGCCGCCTCTACGATGCCTACACCGCCGAAGTTGCCAAGCTGAACGGCGTTGACCGCGTCGACACCAAGTTTTCCGTCAACGCGACGGTGCAGCAGCGCCTCGAAACGAAGATCCAAGAATCCAGCCAATTCCTGTCCAAGGTGAACGTCTATGGCGTGCCTGAACAGGAAGCCGAAAAGGTCGGCCTGGGCGTCTCGGGTCCGGTGGCCAGCACCACGGACACCACCAAGCAAGACCGCCAGACCGCCGACATTTCCACGCTGGACGGCCTGCGCTATCGCTGCGAGCAGACCAACTCGGATACACACATCACGTACCAAAAGCTGGATGCCTGGGCGAAGTTCAAAGACTTCCAAACGCGCATCCGCGACGCCATCATCAAGCGCCAGGCGCTGGACCGCATGACCATCGGCTTCAACGGCGTCAAGCGTGTGCCCACCTCCGACCGCGCCACCAATCCTCTGCTGCAGGACGTGAACCGGGGCTGGCTGCAATACCTGCGTGACCTGGCGCCGCAGCGCGTGATGAAAGACGGCAAGGACGCGGGAAAGATCATCGTCGGCGCCGGCGGCGACTACGGCAACCTCGACGCGCTCGTCTTCGATGTGGTCAATCACCTGGTCGAGCCGTGGTATGCAGAGGACCCGGAGCTGGTCGTCGTGTGCGGCCGTCAGCTCCTGGCCGACAAGTATTTCCCGATCATCAATCAGCCCAACCGGCCGACCGATACGTTGGCGGTGGACATGATCGTCAGCCAGAAGCGCATCGGCAATCTGCCCGCCGTGCGTGTGCCGTACTTCCCCGCCAACGGGCTGCTCGTGACGCGCCTGGACAACCTGTCCATCTACTACCAGGACGGCGCGCGCCGCCGCACCATCGTCGACAACGCCAAGCGTGACCGCATCGAGAACTATGAGTCGAGCAACGACGCATACGTCATCGAGGATCTGGGCTGCGCTGCATTGGTCGAAAACATCGCCATCGGTGCGCAATGACCAGCCCCGCCCGCAACCACTTCCTGCGGGCCTCCGCCGCCCTGGCGGCGCAGGCCGAGCAGGAAGCCAACCCGCTGCGCCACGCCAACGGCTACGAACTCATGCTCGCGCAGCTCGCCGAGCACAAGCGCCAGCTCAAGCAGGTGCAGTCCGTCGAGCGCAAGGCAGACACCAAACGCCGCATGCTCCCCGAGTACGCGGCGTGGGTGGAAGGCGTCCTGCAGGCCGACAGCGGCACGCAAGACGACATCTTCATGACCGTGCTCGTCTGGCGCATCGACGTGGGCGACTTCGCCGGCGCCCTGCCGTTGGCCGACTACGCCATCCGCCACAAGCTGGCGATGCCCGACCAGTACCAGCGCACCACCGCCTGCCTCATCGCAGAAGAGTTCGCCAACATGGTCTTGAAAGACCCGGCCGCCATCCAGTCGGCCGACGTTGAAGCGCTCATCGCGGTGGAAGCGCTCGTGCGCGACCAGGACATGCCCGATGAAGTCCGCGCCAAGCTGCACAAGGCGTTGGGCTATGTCATCGCGGCGGTGGCCACCGGCCACGACCAGGCCACCGCCAACGCGTGCCGCGAAGAAGCCCTCGCGCACCTGCGCCGCGCGCTGGAACTGCACGACAAATCCGGCGTGAAAAAAGACATCGAGCGCATCGAGCGCGACATCAAGAACGCAGCTAAGCCCGGCGACGGGAAGAGCTGACACCGAGCGTGACCCCGCGCATCAGGCGGCACGGGGCAGTCTTCCGGCGTGCCGCGAAGCCTCGCCCCGTCCACCGCCTCCCAGCCCACTGAACCCATGTCCTCCTTCATCGCAGCCGCATCTGTACCGCAGCCCGCCGTGGCAGGCGGCCCGCCCATCGCCAACGACGGCTTCTTCCCCGATATCGACGTCGACCAGGCCTACGCCGCCATGCGCCTTGATGGCACCGTCACGCAGCAACGCATGCGCGCCGCGCTGGTCGAGGCGGTCATTTCCGTCAATGACGAGCTGCAGGCCTGGAAGGTCGCGCAGGTCTCGTTCGGCCGGAACACGCTGGCCGCAGTGCCGGCGCCCAAGATCGATGGCGAAAGCGCACACCTGCACCGCTACCGGCGCGCGGTGCACTGCCTGGCCGCCGCCTGGCTCATCGAGCGCTACCGCACCATCGACGCCACCGCCGCCGGCGACCGCAAGGCCGAAGCCGAAAACCTCGGCGTTGAAGACCTGCGCCGTGACGCCCGCTGGGCCATCAGCGACATCGAGGGCGTCGCCCGCACCACCGTCGAGCTCATCTGATGCGCGTACGGGCCATCCAGGGCGACACCGTCGACGCCATTTGCCACCGCGTCTACGGCCGCACCGCAGGCGTCACAGAGGCCGTCCTCGCCGCCAACCCGGGCATTGCCGACCTTGGCCCCGTGCTGCCGCACGGCACCGAGCTGGTCATGCCCGACATCTCCCCGCAGCCGGCCATGCAAATGGTCCAGCTCTGGGACTGACCACAAGGAACCCAATGGCTGAACCCATCTCCACCGGCTCCACCGCCACCCTCGCCGTCACGGGCGTGGGCGCGTTGTCCCTGCTGCCAGGCGTCGACCCCGGCACCGTGCTGGGCGCCTTCGCCGGCGCCGCCGTCTTCGTCCTCAACAGCGGCGAGCTTGGCACCGTCAAAAAGCTCGGCTTCCTGGCCGCATCCATCGTCGCAGGGCTGCTGTCCGCCCCGCTGGCCGCCGCGCTCATCGCCAAGGCGCTGCCCACCAACACCGAAGTCAGCCATGCCGTGGGTGCACTGGTCGCCTCCACCGTAGTGGTCAAGTTGCTCCTGGCCCTCATCCGACTGGCAGACAACAGCGACCGCCTCTTCGCCGCACTCAAGGGTGGCGCAGACAAGGGAGGCAAGCAACCATGAAAACGCTCTTCATCGTGCAGGCCGCGTTGTGCGCCCTGATCGCCCTGCGCCTGCTGCTCTTCAAGCGCAACGGCGCCGCGCACCGGCCCTGGGCGTCACGCCTGGCGTACGGCCTTGTCGTGCTCGCCGGCGCCGTCACCATCAGCGTGCTGTTCGGCCGGTATGACTGGGCGCTCGCCGCGCAGAACGGCATCACCGCCGTGCTGTGCATCGCCGTCTACGCCGTGCGCGGCAACGTGGTCGAGCTGTTCCGCATGGGCGGTGCGCGTCAGGGGTGGTTTGTTCGCATCCTGCGGAGGTCCGCATGACGATCCTGCGAGAAGGCATGGTCGGCGCCGCCGTGCTGGAGCTGCAACGGCTGCTCACCGCCAACGGCTTCACTGCCCCGGACACCGCCGTCTACTGCGCAGACACCGCCGCCGCCGTGCGCGTGGCACAGATCCGCTTCGGCCTGGTCGTCGACGGCATTGCAGGCCCTAAGACGATGGCAGCGCTGCAGTCCGGCGCGCGCGACATCCGCCACCTGACTGGCGCCGACCTGCAGGCCGCCGCTGAAACGCTCGACGTGCCCCTGGCCGCCATCCGCGCCGTCAACGAGGTCGAAAGCCTCGGCAACGGCTTCCTGCCGGACGGCCGCCCGGTCATCCTGTTCGAGCGGCACATCATGCATCGCCAGCTCACACGCGCCGGCAAAGACGCCGACGCCCTGGCCCGCCAGTTCCCCAACTTGGTCAACCCCAAGCGCGGCGGCTACGTCGGCAATGCCGGCGAGCACATGCGCCTGGCCCGCGCCATCCAGATAGACGAAGACTGTGCCCTCGCCTCGGCCAGTTGGGGCGCCTTCCAGATCATGGGGTTTCACTGGAACCTGCTCGACTACCCCAGCGTGCAGCACTTCGTCGCCTCCATGCGCACCAGCGAGGCCGCGCAGCTCGATGCCTTCGTGCGCTTCGTCAAAGCCGACCCCACCCTGCTCAAGGCGCTGCGCGCCCGCAAGTGGCCCACCTTTGCCAGGCTGTACAACGGCCCCGCCTACGAAGCCAACCTATACGACGTCAAGCTCGCCCGAGCGTTTGACCGCTACCAGGCCGAAGCGGAGGTCGCGGCATGAAGCGCGCTGCCGCCGTCCTCGCGCTGCTAGCCATCGCCGCAGGCCTCGCCTGGTGGGCCACCACCAGCTACAACGCCGCAGTCCAAAGCGCCGCCCTGGCCGAGTCCACCGCAGCCACCCTGCGCAAACAGCTCGCCAACGCCAAGGCCGCCACCGTCACCGTCACGCAGTACGTCGACCGCGAGCGCGTCATCCGCCTCAAGGGCGACACCATCATCAAGGAAGTGCCTCGCTATGTCCCCGTTCAAGCTGACGCTGCCTGCGTTGTTCCTCGCGGCTTTGTGCGCCTGCACGACGCCGCAGCCGCCGGCACCGTGCCAAATCCAGATACCGGAGATGCTGATGCGGCCCCCGCAGGCATTGCGCTCTCTGCCGTCGCCGGCACCGTCGCAGCCAACTACACCGACTGCCACGTCGACGCCGCGCGACTGACCAGCCTGCAGCAGACGCTGCGCGATCAGGGCGTGACCATCATTGGGGAGCCCGCCGCGCCATGATGAAGCCCAACAGCCTGCGCGAAGCCCTGACGGCCGCCGTGCCCTACCTGGCTGCGCACCCCGATGCACTGCATGTCTTTGTCGATGAAGGAAACGTGGTCGGCACCGGCGCGCGGTCGCTCGGCTTCGAATACCGATACACGCTCACATTGATCGTGACGGACTACCCGGACAGCTCCGACACCGTCGTCGTGCCTGTCCTGGCCTGGCTGCGCACCAACCAGCCCGACGCCTTCACCAACCCAGACAAGCGCGAAGACGCTTTCAAGTTTGAGGCCGAAATCCTGAACCACAGCACGGCCGATATCTCCATCAAGCTGAAGCTGACCGAGCGGGTCACGGTGAAGGTGGACGGCAAGGGCTACCAGGTGCAACACCACCCGGAACCGGTCAATGAATACGACGACCCTGCGACGTGGAGGCCTGCTTGAGCGACCTGCACGAACTGGACGCCTACCTGGTCGGCCTGCTGACCAAGTTGGAAGCACCGCAGCGCCGAGCGCTGGCCCGCGCCATTGCAGTGGAGCTGCGCCGCCGGCAGTCGGCCCGCATCGCCGCGCAGCGTAATCCGGATGGCACCGCCTACGAGCCTCGCAAGCCGCAGCTACGGCACAAGCGCGGCGGCATCCGGCGCTCGATGTTCACGCGGCTGCGGATGGCGAAGTACATGCGTGTTGAGGCGAGTCCGAACGCGGCGGTCATCACGTTCGCTGGGAAGGTGCGGCGGATCGCGTCGGTGCATCACTTTGGGCTGCGGGATCGAGTCAACAAGAACGGATTGACTGCGAAGTATCCTACCCGGGAGCTTTTGGGCCTTAGAGACAAAGAGATCGACTACATCACTGCCATAGTCGTAGACCATTTTGCTGCGTAGATTGAGGGAACACGAGAGCGTTAGTCAGGCATTTGGGGACTTGCATAAAACACAGCGGTAAAGTCAGCATTCTTGAACTCGGCCTGCGGTAGACAACACCATGCAAAAGCAAGACGACATACTGTTGTCCCAACTGACGTCCATATATAGTGAACTAGACGCGGCTCAGATACAGCGATCTCCAGAACGCGTCATGGACGTATTGCGACGTCCTCCGACGGACTTGGACGAAGATTACTTTGATGCCTGGTTAATGGCGGACAACATCGCCCAGGAAATACCTGCACTTTTCATGCGGGATGATCGATTTCCCGGCGACAACGTTCGAATGATCTGTTTGGATGCCGGGCGAATGGGGTTCTATCCGAATTTTATTGGAGCGCCAATGGTGCGCGCCCTCGTCCAAAAGCGGTCGCCACGGCTTGCGATTGAATGGCTTCAGAAGGTTCTTTCGACCACTGAGGCCAGTGGTAGCGTAGTGTGTGCCCTTTGGGGTCTGCAAGTGTCCAGCGAGGTCAGGCTGACGCCTCATTTGTCCATCGTTCCAATCAACGACATTCCGGAAAGCAGAAATAAGACATGGCTTAGCGAACATCGTAGGCAGTCGTCAGTGGCATCTGCACTCGATTTCACACCCGTGGAGTCTGCGATAGTTGCTCGGCATACAGTTCGTCCCTTTATCGCGGGCCCCGACGACGATGGAGCCGAGGCAAACGCAGAATACGTGAAGTTTTGCGAGATGCTCAACGATGTCTCGCTAGCGCTGACAGTTGTTGGCCCGCGCGTCGTAACCATTGCAGCGCAATGGCTTACCCTCGACGATCCTGACCTGGAGCTCGCGATAAATGGCTCCTTCCGTCGCTCCCCCCTTATGGAAGTATTGCCTCTACGATCCCCAACATACCCGGTGCTTGAGGGGGGCGAAGCGAAAGATGTGGTTCAAGCGTTCCTAGGCTTAAGTGGGGAAATAAGAAACAAGGTTCGCATCGCGCTAAAGCGCCTCTCTCTCGCGCAATATCGCCACGGCGTCGGTGACCAGTGCGTCGAACTAGCAACAGCGTTTGAGACTATTTTGAGCGACGGCGGCAACAGCGAGATGACGCACAAAGTCAAGGTCCGCTCGGTTCGGTTGCTAGGGGGATCAACTACCGAGCGGGAGCACAATGCCGCAGTAATGGCCTGGATATACAACGCCCGAAGCAAGCTCGTCCACACGGGAATCGACGAGACCAAAAACAAGCAGATAGGTGACACAACATACACGCCGCAGCAGTTGGTAGATGATGCCATTCGGCTGTGTGCGCAGATCCTATGCAACGTTATCAAGGCCGGAAAGATTCCGGCTTGGGGCGAGTTTGATATTCAGTAAAGCTGCATTTTCCGACCAATCCCGTCGAGCTGTTGACCGTTCGTTGTGACCAGTACTGCCACAACATCCCCAGCGTGACCCCCACGCGCGCGCACGGCACTCTGCAGGCATGGACCTCGCAGAACTCGCCCGCCTCATCGAAAACCTGATCCGCATCGGCACCGTGGCCGATGTGCGCCACGGCAACCCGCCGGCCGTACGCGTGCGCACCGGTGGCATCACCACCACCTGGCGCCCGTGGTGCGAAGCTCGCGCCGGCAGCACCCGCACCTGGAACCCACCCACCAAGGGCGAGCAGGTCGTACTGCTCTGCCCCAGCGGCGACCCGTCCAACGGCATCGTTCTCTGCGCCATCCCGTCAGCCGCCAACGACGTGCCGAGCCATTCGCCCAATGAAACCGTCACGCTCTACCCGGACGGCGCCCTCACCAAGTACGACCACGCCGCAGGCCTGCTCACCGTGCAGGGCGTTAAAACCGTCTTCCTGGAAGCCGCCACCAGCGTGCTGGTGAAGTGCCCAGACACCACCTTCGACGGCGCGGTCACGGTCAAAGGCCTGCTGTCCTTCATGAACGGCATAGCCGGCCAGGGCGGTGACAACGGCAACGTCATCACCGGCGACCTGACGCACCGAGACGGCAAGCTGTCTTCCAACGGCGTCGTGCTGGACGACCATGGCCACGGCGGCATCAAGCAAGGCGGAAGCTGGACGGACGGCACACGATGACCGGCATGAACACCACCACCGGCCGCGCCGTCAGCGACGTCGCCCACATCCGCCAATCCGTGCGCGACATCCTCACCACGCCCATCGGCTCCCGCCTCATGCGCCGTGACTACGGCTCGCTCATTCCCGAGCTGATCGACCAGCCCGCGAACCCTGCCACCCGCCTGCGCCTGATGTCCGCATCGGTCTCCGCCCTCGTTCGCTGGGAGCCGCGCATCCGCATTGCGTCCGTACGCTTCTCCGTGGGCGCTGACGGCAGCGCAGCGCTCGACATCGAGGCAGACCGCGTCGACGGCCCGCGCGGCGAGGCGCTTGGCGCGTTGAGTGTGCCGCTGCGGAGCGTGTGAACATGGCCAGCCTGATCGACCTCTCCCAGCTCCCACCGCCCGACGTGGTGGAAAGCCTGGATTTCGAGACCTTGTTTGCCGGGCGTAAAGCGCGGCTCATCGAGCTGCACCCGCCTGAACAGCGGGACGCCGTTGCAGCAGTGCTGGAGCTGGAATCCGAGCCATTGACCAAGGCCCTGCAGGAAAACGCCTACCGCGAGCTGGTCCTGCGCCAGCGCATCAATGAAGCTGCACAGGCCGTGATGCTCGCCTACGCCAAGGGCAACGACCTGGAACACGTTGCCGCCCTCTTCCAATTGCAGCGCCTGGTCGTCAAGCCGGCTGATCCTGTCACAGGCACCCCGGCGGTCATGGAAGACGACGCCGACCTGCGCATGCGCGTCCAGCTCGCGCCGCAGTCGTTCTCCGTGGCTGGACCGGAAGGCGCCTACCGTTCGCACGCGCTCAACTCAGACGGTCGCGTGCTCGACGCCTCCGCCACCAGTCCGCGCCCCTGCGAAGTGCTGGTGACCGTGCTCTCGCGCGAAGGCGACGGCACCGCGCCGGCGGACCTTCTGGAACGCGTGGCCGCCAGCCTGCGCGCGGATGACGTGCGCCCGCTCACAGACCTCGTCACCGTACGCGGCGCGGAGATCCTGCGGTACCAGGTCGACGCCACCATCTACACGTTCCCCGGCCCCGATTCCGGCGTCGTGCTGCAGCTCGCACTCAAGCGCTTGGCTGCCTACGTCGAGGCCTGCCATCGCCTTGGCCGTGAAGTCACCCTCTCCGGCGTCTACGCCGCGTTGCACGTGGAAGGCGTGGAACGCGTCGAGCTGCGGTCCCCCACGGCCAACATCACTGCCGATGCGACTCAGGCGCCGTACTGCACGGCGGCCGACATCAAGCACGGGGGCATCCGTGGCTAACCTCCTGCCGCCCAACGCCACCCCACTGGAACGCCGGCTCGCAGAAACGAACAGCGCCATCAGCGACCTGCCCGTGCCGCTGCGCGCCCTCATCGACCCGGACGCCATCCCCGCTCGCCTTCTGCCCTGGCTCGCCTGGCATCTCGGCATTGATACCTGGAAGGACTACTGGCCCGAGCAGATCAAGCGCGCGCGCGTAAAGGCAGCCATTCCCATCGCCCGCAAGAAGGGCACCGCAGCAGCCGTGCGCGCCGTGGTCGCCTCCTTCGGCGCCAACATTGCCTTGCGCGAGTGGTGGCAGATGGACCCGCCCGGGCCGCCGGGCACCTTCGACCTGGTCATGACCGTCAGCGCACGCGACGGCAACCCACCGACCGCGGAGTTCATCGGCGACATCGTTGCCGAGATCGACCGCACCAAGCCCGTACGCGCGCACTACACCTTTACCCAAGGCTTCAACCAGTCAGGCGGCATCGGCATCGCCGCCGCCATCCGCCCCGCGCTCTTCACCCGCCTTTCACTTTCGGACGTTTGACATGGCTGGAACCACCATCAACATTACCGACGCCGGCCGCGCCGCCCTGGTCAACGCAGACCACACCGGCACCGCCGCCCGCAAGATCGTGCAGGCCGGCATCGCCACCGCGCCCTTCACGTTCGACGCAGGCCTGCAGGCGCTGCCCAATGAGCTCAAGCGCCTCACCACCATCTCCGGCGAGACCATCGCCGCCGACACCGTCCACGCCACCATCCGCGACGACAGCGCCGACCAGTACACCACCTATGGCTTCGGCTTGTATCTGGATAACGGCGTGCTGCTGGGCACCTACTGCCAGGCCACGCCCATCATGGAAAAAGCGCCCGTGGCTATCCTGCTGCTCGCCGTCGACATGGTCTTCAAGCAGCTTGATGTGACCGCCCTGTCGTTTGGCGACGCCGCCTTCACCAACCCGCCGGCAACAACCGAACGGCAAGGCGTCGTTGAGCTGGCAACCGCTGCGGAGACGGTAGAAGGCGCCGACGCGCAGCGCGCAGTGACGCCGGCAAGCCTGAACGCCCGCACAGGCACCGAAGACCGTACCGGCCTGGTGCAGCTCGCCACCGAGGCAGAAATCGTGAGCGGAAAGGATGACGGGAAGGCTGTCACACCCCGGAAGCTGGCGCAGCGGCTCGCCAAGAAGGCCGACCTTGCCGGCTCCCCCAAACAGGTGTTTTCAGTGGCGCCGGCGACGTCAACCGAGCATGCCGTGCCACTCGGCCAGGCTGACGAACGCTATGCAACACCCGCATCCGTCAAAGATGCGAAGGACACAGCCACCGATGCCCTGGCCACCGCCAAGGCCGCCCTTCCGCGCTCTGGCGGTGACATGACCGGCATCATCGACATGACGGGGCCGTCCAACGAGCTGCGCTTCACCGACAACCAGCAGCCCATCACGATCGGCCGTTTCCGGGTTGTCTCCAACTCCGGCCAGCTCATCATTGATCGCAACACGGCGCCCGATGGCTCGTTCTCCACCTACGCGCGAATGTGCTGGATTGACGGCAATGGAAACGTGGCCGCACCAGGCATGCTCACCGGAGGCGGTATCCGGACGCAGGCCAACGTCAACCTACCGGCTCACAACGACGACGGACGGGGCTTCCTGGAGTTCGGTGGCGATACCGTTATCTGGCGCCTGTTCATGCATGGCCCCAGCGGCAATCTCATCCTCAACAGCTACAACACCGATGGGACAAACAGGCACCAGCCGTTCTATATCGACTACGTGTCGGGCAAGTTTGTTTTTGCGACGCGTCCATCCTTTAACGGCGCAACGCCATGGGATTCAGCCAACCTGCCTAATCCGCTCACGACAGACGGCGGCTGGCTGACGGCACAACGGGGCTTCAATTTTGGCGTTGGCTACGGCAGGTACGCGCTGCAGGTGTCCTCGAATGGCACGGACTCCATCGGCGGTGCCTTCGTTGAGTGGAACGCCAGCCGGACGCCCGCCCTGCAAGTCGATTGCCCCAGCAACCAAGCCGCCTACATGGGCATCCGGTGGACGGAGTGGGGCAAGCGACACCTGGGTGCCATTGACTGCTATGCGGGTGGTAACGGTCTCACGCCGCCATACATCTCGTTCCATGTTGGCACCAACACCAACGCATTCAGATTTGACGCCTATGGCGACGCCACAGTGACCCGGCACCTATGGTTGGGCGGCGACGTGAACATGAGCACTGGCGGAAAGTTCACTCAGAACGGCAATGTCTACATGCAGTGGGCTGGAATGTGGCTGTCCGACTATCTCTTCAGCCTGAACAACGGCAAGGCCACCAAAGGCGCAACCGCCCAGGTGAACGCCGTGACCGAATTCAGCTACATCGACATCTCAAAGGGCGGGAACCAGACGTTGGACTTGCCAGCCCCTTACGTCATGTGCGGCCTGCGAAACGTCGGCAACACCACCATCATCTACCTGCGCGGTACCTACCTCACCCAGCAATAACGCCATGCTCACGCACGACGAACTCAGCTTCTGTATCTCGAAACAGTATCCGCACCTCACCCACGGCGTTCACTTCTGGGTCTGCCACACCGTCTCCCGCGAGACCGGCGCCCAGATTGAACCGGCACGCATCGCCGCTTGGCACGCCACGGAGCCAGAGCCCACCGAAGAAGAACTGCAGGCGCTGGTGCGCAAACATGGCGACGCAGCGCGCACCCACATTGCAGCGCGCGACGCACGTATCGAGCGCGACCGGCGCCTGACAGAGGCTGACGCGCTGGTCTACAAGGCGATGGACGCGGGCGATACAGAAGGCATGCGCCTGGCCGGCCAATACCGCAAGGCGCTGCGAGACGTGACATCGCTGCCCGGCTTCCCGCTCGACTTCACCTGGCCGAACCCGCCGGACGCCACCTGACGCCAGTCTTGTTGTAACCCCCTCCCCCACAACACCCAGCGCGCGACACGCTCGCGCGCGCGCCGCATCCTTGCCGGGTCTGATCCAACGTCGGCTCACCCCGGAGGAATGCATGCCCACCGACTACCACCACGGCGTCCGTGTCATCGAAATCAACGAAGGCACACGCCCCATCCGCACCATTGAAACCGCCGTCGCCGGCGTGGTGTGCACGGCCAGCGACGCGGATGCGGCCGCCTTCCCGCTCGACACCCCCGTGTTGCTCACCGACGTGCAAGGCGCCATCGGCAAGGCCGGCGACAAGGGCACGCTCGCCCGCACGCTGCAGGCCATCGCAGACCAAACCAGCCCGCTGACCGTTGTCGTGCGCGTGGCTGAAGGCAAGGCCGAAGGCGAAACCACCAGCAACCTGATCGGCACCACCAACGACCAGGGCCGCTACACCGGCATGAAAGCATTGCTCGCCGCCCGCAACCGCTTCGGCGTCACGCCGCGCATCCTGGCAGCGCCTGGGCTCGACTCCCTGCCCGTGGCATCCGAGCTGGCCAGCATCGCGCAAAAGCTGCGCGCCTTTGCCTACGTCAGCGCCGCCGGCTGCAACACCAAGGAAGACGTCGTCGCCTACCGCCAGAACTTCGGCGCGCGGGAGCTGATGGTGCTCTGGCCCGACTTTGTGGGCTGGGACAGCGCCGCCAACGCCGAGCGCACCCTATGGGCCACGGCCCGCGCCGTCGGCCTGCGCGCCAAAATCGACAACGAGACCGGTTGGCACAAGACGCTCTCCAACGTGCCCGTCAATGGCGTCACGGGGCTCTCGCGTGACGTGTACTGGGATCTGCAGAATCCGGCCACCGACGCCGGCTACCTCAACTCGCACGACGTCACCACGCTCGTCCACCAGAACGGCTTCCGCTTCTGGGGCTCACGCACCTGCAGCGCCGACAAGCTCTTCGCCTTTGAGAACTACACCCGCACCGCTCAGGTGCTGGCCGACACCATGGCCGAAGCGCACATGTGGGCGAACGACCTGCCCATGACGCCATCTCTGGTGCGCGACATCCTAGCCGGCGTCAACGCCAAGCTGCGCAGCCTGGTGCGTAACGGCTACCTGCTCGGTGGCACAGCGTGGTTCGACCCCGCCGCCAACGGCAAAGACACGCTCAAAGCTGGCCAGCTCGCCATCGACTACGACTACACGCCCGTCCCTCCGCTGGAAGACCTCACCTTCCGCCAGCGCATCACAGACCGCTACCTCATGCAGTTCGCCGACGCCGTCAGCGCGGCCTGAGCGGCGCACAAAACTGATAAGGAACCACGATGGCACTCCCTCGCATCCTCAAACACTTCAACGTCTTTGCTGACGGCAACTCGCACGCTGGCGAGGTGGAAGAGATCACCCTGCCCAAGCTCACCCGCAAGCTGGAGGAATACCGCGCCGGCGGCATGAACGGCCCGATCGATGTCGACCTCGGCAATGAAAAGCTGGAGCTGGAAACCACTTACGGTGGCCTGATGCGCGACATCCTCAAGCAGTACGGCACCACCACCGTGGACGGCGCCCTCGTGCGCTTTGCCGGCGCCTATCAGTCCGAAGACACCGGCGCCGTTGATGCCGTGGAAATCACCGTGCGCGGCCGCCATACCGAACTTGAATTCGGCAACGCCAAGGCTGGCGGCAAAGAACCCTTCAAGGTGAAGTCGTCGCTCTCGTACTACAAGCTCACCGTCAACGGCGAAGACTGGATCGAAATCGACCACGTCAACTTCATCGAGCGTGTGTTCGGCGTCGACCGCCTGGCCGAGCAGCGCAAGGCCATCGGCCTCTAATCGGCGACTACACCGCCACCCGGCATCCCCTCCACTTTCTGAGCCCTGACCACAATGGACCAACTCACCAGCAACATCACCCTCGACACCCCCATCAAGCGCGGCGACCAGGTCATCAGCGTGCTGACACTGCGCAAGCCCGGCAGCGGCGAGCTACGCGGCGTCAGCCTCATGGACCTCATGCGCATGGACGTCTCCGCCCTGCATACCGTCCTACCGCGCATCACCGCGCCCACCCTCACCACCGCAGACGTGAGCAAGCTCGACTTGGCCGACATGGTCAAGATCGCCACTGAAGTGACCGGTTTTTTGCTCTCGAAGCAGGATCGGGAGGACGCCTTCCTGACCGAGTCGAAAACGCCGCCGCAGACGTTGCAGTGATCTTTGGCTTCCGCCTGGAGGAGCTGTACGCGATGAGCATTACCGAGCTGATGGAATGGCGGGAGCGCGCCCGTGAGCGCAGCGAGGCGCAGGAATGAGCGACGCCCGCCGCCTGCGCCTGGAGGTTGTGCTGCAGGCTGTCGACAAGGCCACGCGGCCGCTTCAACGCCTGCTGAACACCAACAAAGACCTGGCCCGCACAGTCAAGGCAACGCGCGACCAGCTCAAAGCGCTGGAGCGCGCCAAGGGTCTGACAGGTCAGTTTGATGGGCTGCGCGGCAGCATCCGCGAAACCGTGGGCGAGATGCGCAAGGCGCGCGAGCGCGTGGAGCGGTTGGAGCAGGCGCTGAAGAACGCCAAGGCGCCAAGCGGGCAGCTCGCGGAGAACTTCAAGCGTGCTTCTGCCACGGCGGAAAGGCTGACCAACAAGTTTCGCACGCAGCAGACGCAGCTCGCGGAGGTGCGCCAGAAGCTTCAGCAGGCCGGTCGTGGCTCCATGACGATGGCGCAGTACCAGGAGCACCTACAGCGGGCCACGACGGCAGCGACACAGGCGCTTGCCAAGCAGGACGCACAGTTGAAGACCCACAACGCGCGGGCGCGGGCAATGGCCGCCAGTCAGCAAGCGGCCGAGCGCATGCGCACGCACGCCGGCAACTTGGCCGCCGCCGGCGCCGGCGCGTCCGTTACGGGCGCCGCCACCGCCGCCCCCATCTGGAAAGGCCTCGGCGAAGCCAAGCACTACGAGCTGGAAAAGACCCGCATGGGCGCGCTCGGCCTGGGCGACGCCGCTACCAAGGAATCCATCGAGTTCGCCAAGCAGATGAAGGCCTACGGCGTCAGCCAGGTCGACAAGGCCGAGCTGATGCGCGACGCCCTGAGCACGTTTGCCGATGCGCACCATGCAGAAATGGTGCTGCCCACCCTCGCCAAAATGAAGTTCGCCAACAAGGCCGTCTTCGGCCAAGCGCAGGGGGCAGACAACGAACGCATGTTCATGGACCTGCTCAAGGTCATCGAGCTGCGCGGCGGCCTGGCCAGCGAGGCGGAATTCCGCAACCAGGCGGATATGGTTCAACGCGTCATCACCGCCACCGGCGGCCGCGTGCAGGCCGATGAATGGCTCAACGTCATCAAGCGCGGCGGCCTAGCCGCCAAGGGCATGGAGAGCGAAGCCTTCTACTACACCCTGGAACCGCTGGTGCAGGAAATGGGCGGCAACACCGTCGGCACCGCCATGATGAGCGCGTACCAAAACCTCTACCAAGGCAAGACCACCAAACGCACGCTCGGCAACCTGGACCGCTTCGGCCTCATTGCAGACCGCAGCAAGGTCAAGGAAGACAAGGCCGGCCAAGTCTCATTTATGGACCCCGGCGCGCTCAAGGGCGCCGATATCTTCCGCAAGGATCAATTCGCCTGGCTGGAGCAGGTGCTGCTCCCTACCCTCAAGGAAAAGGGCATCACCGAGAAAGACCAGGTGCTGGACGCCATCGGCAGCATCTTCTCCAACCGCACGGCGTCAAACCTGATGTCGCAGATGTATCTGCAGCGCGATCAGATCCACAAGAACATGCGCCTCAACAAGGGCGCCGCCGGCATCGACCAGCTCGACACCGCAGCCAAGCGCCTGCCGCAGGGCAAAGAGCTGGAAATGCTCGCCAAGGTGCACGACCTGCAGAAGGAGATTGGCGACAAGGTCATGCCGCTCTACGCGCGTGCGCTGGAATGGGTCGCCGATGCCGCCGACCGCGTGACGAAGTTCATGCAGGAGAACCCGGGCGTGGCGAAGGCCATGGCGGTGGGCGTCGGTGTGCTGGCGGCAACCCTCCTCACCATTGGCCCGATCCTGCTCACCATTGCATCCGTGCTGTGGCCCCTCGCCAAGCTGCGGACGATCATGGCCGCGCTCACCGGCGGCGCAAAGGGTGGCTCCATCGTCATGCGTCTGTTTGCCGGCGCCTTCAACCTGCTCATGAAGTGCGCGGGCGGCCTCGCCAAGGCACTGATGTGGGTCGCCCGCCTGGCGCTCGCCAACCCGCTCCTGGCGGTCATCGCCCTGATCGCCGCCGGCGCCATCTACATCTGGCAGAACTGGGAGACCCTCGGCCCCAAGCTCGCCGCCCTCTGGCAAGGCATCAAAGACGCCTTCGGCCGCGCGTGGGACTGGATCAAAGAGAAGGCCAGCGGCATTGCCGACTGGTTCACCTCCACCAAAGACAAGCTGCTCGACGCCGGCCGCGCCATGGTCGACGGGTTGCTCTCCGGCATCTCCGAGCGATGGGCCGCGCTCAAGCAGAAGGTGGGCGAGCTGGCGGACGGCGTTGCAACGTGGTTCAAGGAAAAGCTCGGCATTCACAGCCCCAGCCGCGTGTTCGCCATACTGGGCGGCTTCACCATGGCAGGCCTCGCCCAAGGCCTGGAAGACGGCCAGAACGCGCCCCTGCAGGCGGTGCACAGCCTGGCCACCAAGCTGACCGGCATCGGCGCCGGCATCGCCATCGGCAGCACGGCAGCGGTGGCCGCACCCATTTCTTTTGACACGCGCCCGCCGCTCACCACCAGCGCGGTAGCCGCGGCGCCGGCTGCTGCAGCCGCGCCCATCACCATCCACATCCACCCGCCCGCCGGCGCAGACCCGCAGGCCATCGCCCGCCTGGTGCGCGACGAGCTGCGCCAGATCGAAAACCAGCGAGCCGCCCGTCAGCGCTCGCGCCTCGCAGACAGGGACTGACCATGATGATGGCCTTGGGCCTGTTCGTGTTCAGCCTGGACACGGCGCCCTACTCTGAATTCCAACGCCAGGTCGGCTGGCGCCATCCGAGCAACAACCGCGTCGGCCGCCGGCCGTCGTACCAATTTCTCGGGCCAGACGAAGAAACCATCACCCTATCCGGCAAGCTGCTGCCGGAGCTGACGGGCGGCGAATGGACCCTCTCTGCCCTGGAGCTGATGGCCGACAGTGGCGACGCCTACACCCTCATCGAGGGCACCGGCCACTACTACGGCCAGTTCGTCATCAACGGCCTGGACACCACCCGTACCTACTTCTTCCAGGATGGCGCCGCCCGCGCGTGCGACTTCACCCTCAAGCTGACTCGCGTGGATGATGGCCTGCTTTCCCAGGTCGCCAGCGTTGCAACCGGCCTGCTGCAATGACGGACAACACCGCTGCCGACCTGTCACCGCGCCCCGCCTACCGCATCAAGGTGGGCGACAAAGACATCACCGGCCGCTTCCAGGGCCGGCTCATCGGGCTCACGCTCACCGACAACAGCGGCTTCGAGGCGGACCAGCTCGACATCGAGCTGGACGACAGCGACGGCAAGCTCGACCTGCCCGAGAAAGGGGTACGCCTGTCGCTCTCGCTCGGGTGGGAAGGCACCGGCCTGGTCGACAAAGGCACCTACAAGGTCGACGAGCTGGAGCACACCGGCCCGCCGGATCGCCTGGTCATCCGCGCCCGCAGCGCCGACATGGACGGCGGCCTCACCACCCGCCGCGAAGACTCCTACGCCGGCAAGACCGTCGCTGAAGTCGTCCAGGCCATCGCCCTGCGCAACACGTTCACCTGGTTGGTCGGCAAGAAGCTGGCCGGCCAGGTCATCACCCACGTCGACCAGACCGGCGAGTCAGATGCGAACTTCCTCTCGCGCCTGGCGAAAGAGTTCGACGCCATTGCCACCGTCAAGAACGGCACGCTGCTGTTCATTCCCGCCGGCGAGCCGACCAGCGGATCGGGCCTGCCGCTGCCCACCGTCAGCATCACCCGCGCATCCGGCGACACCCACACCTTCAGCGTTGCCGATCGGGAGAACTACAACGGCGTGAAGGCGCACTACCAGGACACGCGCGCCGGTGTGCGCGGCGAGGTGGTCATCGACGCTTCCAACGCCGTGGCGACCAAGGAGCAGCGGACCGCCAAAGGGAAAAAGAAAAAGAAGAAGCCGGAGATGGTGCAGGCCAGCCCGAACCCGGACAACGTGAAGGTGCTGCGGCACACGTACGCGTCACGGTTCAACGCAGAGCGCGCCGCGCGTGCAGAGTGGCAGAAGATTCAGCGCGGGGTGGCGACGTTCAACATCACGCTGGCACGTGGGCGGGCGGAGTTGTTTCCCTCGCTGCATGCGCAGGTCAGCGGATGGAAGCCGCAGATTGATGGGACGGGTTGGTCTGTCGGACGTGTCGTTCACAGCTTGAATGACGCCGGCTTCATGACAACCATCGAACTTCAGACGTTTCCATCGGATCTAGTTGACCATCGAGGAACAAAGTATTAACCGTTTTAGTTTGCTCAATGCTTGGACACCACCTGCAGTGGGGGATTCTCCACTTCTGCATACGAGTCGATAATGAAATCCAACTTTCGGTTGGATTTTTCTCATGCGTCTTACTGATTCGGCTGCCACCAAGCTTGAACACCACTTCTCGGACATCAAGTTCGCATCCTTGGCCTTCAGTGCCAGTGACGAGTTGCTTGCCGAAATACTGAAGGAAGCTCCGCCCCCTGCCGAGGAGATGGAAGGTGAATTGGCAGCGACCTTCCTTGAGGGGCTGATTCCTCTAGCGCAAACCGCCATCATTAAGAAACAGCAGGCATACGGCGCCGTGCAATGGCTCTGGTACATCCGTCGAATGCCTGAGTTTCCCTTGATGGGTAGTTACCATACGACGCTTGCGTACGACCTCGCATTAGCGGAGTCGCTATCTTGGTACTGCCCGCAAGCTGGCGCCAGCCCCTCGGGCAGTCCACTCGCGTTCAAATGCGATGAGTCAGTTGCAAGACACCTCGCAAGGTTCATCGGAAGGATCAAGCTGCTCTCGCAGCTTCACATTGCATATCGGCGGGTTGGAAAGGGATCAAGACTGACGGTCAATTCAAAGGAAGTACGTGCTCATACTGATGCTGCAACAGAGGCCGCCATTAATCTCTATGACGAGCGGCATGACGCAGCGAGACAACACAATGGTGGTCGCCTTGGGATCGCTGAAGGAAATACTGACTTCCCGGATCCGGAACATTTCACTGAGCCGGACATAGCTCGAGCGCACCTTGTGTTCGCCTTCCATGGCGACAAGATAGACGCCCCAACAATTTTTCCACATGAAGGACAGCTTGTAGCCGGGCTTGTCTCGACGCGGTTTATTCTTCAATCCGCAAGTGTCGACCGTATCATCCGCCCGTTTTTAGCAGGACACGGACCAACTCCCGCCTATGTGCAACAACTGTCTGCATTGGTGCAGCTCCTGATCTTGCTGCCCTCACTTTTCGTTGAATTCCCGTGGGCGTTTTCGACCGTTCAGCAACGTGGGTACTTTCTAACTATGGATGCGCAGCTTCGCGCATGGGCAGATAAGAACTTAGAGCATGTCGCTGGGCAGCTCTCACAGCGTTACGCTGAGATTGCCTGGCCCGGCAAGTACGACGACTGGATCAACAGCCTTAACTCTGTTGAACCAACCCTATGGCCTCTGAAATCGGGAGGCGTCCTGCGAAAGCTGGGGGACATTACGCTCATAGATTTTTCAGCAGCGACCAATTCCTTACTTGCTAGGCAGCAAATTGATAGAGACCCGACCATAGGGAACGTGCGAGCGGGCATCTTCGAGGATGAGTGCCAAGAGATGATCGATGCAAGCTCGTGGATGCCGCCGGATGCGCTTAAGCAACAGCGCCGAAGGCAGCTAAGGCGTAATGGAGACAACATCACTGATGTCGACGCCATCGGCTGCCGGGATGGCCAACTGCTGCTGGTTTCGTGCAAGAGCCTCGTTTACGACGGCGACTATGACAAAGGCGTATTCCGGGTGGTGAAGAACCTTCAGTCAACCATTGACAAGGCCGTTGCCGATTGGAACGCCAAGATTGAGGACATCCGCAACAACCCAAGGGGGGACAACTTCGATTTTTCCGGGTACCGCGAAATACACGGAGTGGTATGCACGCCATTCGTCGCCTACTCGAATACGGCAGCCACCCTCCAGAAGTCCATATTTGGATGGCACGCATGCGCCTCTGCTGAGGAGCTTCGGAATGCCCTGATCTGAGATAATCTCCGAACACACGAATGCATAGGCTGATGAGTCCGGCCCCCGGCGGCCCCTCGTGGCCGGGTAGTCGCAATTCATCGTTACACCACCTCCCCCACCCTTCAAGGTCAACCACCCCCGCACTATGCTTGCCGGCCGCGCCGGCCTTCGACGGCTGAGGTTGTTAAGCCCGCTTTGGGGGCTGCCAGTTTGGATCACAATTGACGTTGTATTTGTTCGGATCCATGTTCTGCTTCACCCACAGTAAGAACGCCTTTACCCAGTCTTCATTTGGACCGGCCAGCATGACGTAATTGGCGATCCCCTTGAGGACCGCGGCAAACGCGCATTCCTCCAGATCGTCCACTGTTACGACACCGTCCTCGCCCGGATCGAAGTGTTTCAATGCGTTGATAAGCAGCATGTCGTTAACTGCTTTGCCTGCATCTTCCCGCGTCCGCTTGGGCTCCCCCTTCTCGACTTCCATTTGAATGATGGAGTCGGTGAAGTTTTCTCGCCCCGTGTTGAGGACGAGACGGGAAAGAATCACGTCCGCCGCCCCTGCTAGAGTGATCACCGAGAAACGATCGCGGCCAGCGACGAAGAGGCAGACCGCCGCATAGAGCTGATCTGCCGCCAGTTCGAGCCGAGTGTAGGTCCTGGTAGTCATTCTGACTTGGGCCTCATGCCCGCCGGTACGGCTTCATACCGAGTCATCAGTCCGGGGCCATCTTTTGTCTCCCACGCCCACTGAAGATACGCCCTCACGAAGGGTTCGCTCTGTCCATACAGCGTCACATAATCCGCGATCGCTCTAGCCAGCGCGTCCGACGCCAGCTCTTCCAAGTCCAGCTCGATGGTCTCCGTGTCGCTCTCAGATAGATGCTTGTGTGCGGAGATCCCAAGAAATTGCTCAATATGGTGGGCGTATGAGCTCCGCTTAGGGGTGAACCCCCGCATGCCTTCGTGAACGCGCCGCGCATAGTCCACGAACGTCTCCTTGCCCGCAGCGTGTACGAGACCACTCAGAATCCCACTGGCTGCTCCTGCAAGGGTGATCACGGAATGGAAGCTAAGGCGGCGAAAAAAAATGTCCACAGCGGTCTCTAGCTGAGATCGCGCGATGTCGCTTTTGTGGAAGGTCGCCAT